TGGTATAAATGAAGCTTTTGAAAGAGCACACAGAGGTTTTGTTCCTTATGGGTATTATCCAGAAGGAGCAGATACAGAGGAAGAATACGAGGGTTGGTATCCAATACCAGTGAACTTGCTTTATCAAGTCACTACATACGCTCGTCAACCTCGGCATGACCGGCAAATAATTAATGCGTTATTTGCTCCAGGTCGTTTACCACTTAGGTTCGGACTCATGCAGATCCCTGAAGATGGCACTGTACGCAGGGTAGATGTACTTGGGTTCGTTAAACGAGATACTACAGAACAAGATAAAAGACTGTTTAGTAATATCTACAACGTTCAAGTTAGCTCGGAATTCCTCCCTGCTCAGTTGAACCAGATATATCAAGTGCTAACACCACCAAACGTCACACTAAACGAGCAATTCACAGACTTCGCACCAGTAGAGCTATAAATTCGGAACCCAAAGAAAACCTAACAGTAAGGAGTAAAATCGAATGGCTACATACAGTAGACCAGGCGTCTTTATTCAAGAAGTTGAACTTCCTCAAGAAGTCGCACTTGCAGATGTAGGTACGGCAGCTGGAGCTCTAGTAGGAACCCTTGCAAAGGGACCTGCTACAGCACCTGTTCTTGTAACTTCTTGGACACAATTTGTCAAGACTTTTGGAAGTCTTGAAGACGCATACCCAACTACATGGGCAGCATACAACTTCTTTGCCAATGGTGGTCGTCAGCTTTATGTACGACGTATATCCGGCACTGGAGCAGCAAGTTCCTCTGTAGTATTGACAGACCGCTCAAATGCGGAATTAAACACACTTTTAGTTCGTGCAGCAAACCCAGGTGCCTGGGGCAACGACGTATCAGTGGAAGTTAAAGAAGCTGGAACCGATGATCGGTTCACTCTTCTTGTCTACGGAGCTCCAATTGGAACCGTAGCTAACTCAAATCTTTTAGAGCAATTTACAGATTTGAGCATGGATGCAACAGACCCTCGCTATGTGGTATCTGTTGTTAACTCTTCTTCAGCTTATGTAGTCGTAGAAGATCAGAACTCTGCTTCTGTTTCTCCAAGCGACTTGCCAAAAGTTGACGGCCTAAAAGATCTTTCTGGTGGAACAAATGGTTCAGCTCCAGGAAGAACTGACTACTCAAATGCCCTAACAACATTTGATTCAATCCAGAACCCACTTATTTTCAACATTCCTGCAGCAGCGTATATCTACACTCCTACAGGAACTACTCCAGAAAGAACTCTTGCTGTAAACATTCAAGGTGACTTGATTAATTACTGCGAGCTTCGTGGAGATGCGTTTGCAGTTATCGATGCACCTATCGGTCAAACTGTGGCACAAGCTAAGACATTCTTCTCAGATGTAAAGGCTGCTGCTCCAGATTCTGACGGAGGCTGTGCAGCTGCATACTTCCCATGGTTGTTGATTCCAGATACACTTCGTGCTTCTGGTGGAGCAACTCGTGCTCAGGCTCCGGGAGCAGCAATGATAGGCCAGTTCTTGGCTACAGATGCTTCTCGCGGTGTCTTTAAGACACCAGCAGGTTTGACAAATCGTGTAGCTCTAGCAGTTGCTACCGAGCGTCAGTTTACGAATGCTGAGTTGGATTCCTTGAATACAGGAACAACTCCAGTAAACGCTATTCGTCAAGTACCTGGAAATGGAATTGTTGTAATGGGCGGACGCACATTAAACAACACTCCAGGAGATCGCTACATTAACGTACGTCGTTCTCTAACCTACATTAAGAAAGAATTGACTGATAGAAGCGCATTTGCCATATTTGAGAACAACAGCGAACGTCTGTGGTCTCAACTACGTGTTGCCCTTGGCTCGTTCCTACGTGGCTATTGGCAGCAAGGCGGATTGCGTGGATCCAGTCCAGACAAGGCTTACTACGTAAAAGTAGATTCAAGCACAACAAGCCAAGCTGATATTCAGAATGGCCGTGTTAACATTGAAGTTGGCGTGGCTCTTGAGTATCCAGCTGAATTTATTGTGATCAAGCTTGGTCAGATAACCGGAACAGCTACGGCTTAAGGAGATAGATAAAGATGCCCGTAAATAACACCCTAAGTACCCTCCTAACGGATCCGGTACGTAATTTTAAGTTTGTGGTTGAATTTCTACCTCAAACTAATGATTCTAAGTGGGGATCTTCCTTTGGAAAGATGGGTTTCGTCTCTCTTTCTGGACTAAGCGTCTCAACAGAATCTATTGCTTATCGTGAAGGTGGCTACAACACCAACTTCCACCAGATTCCTGGTCAAAGCTCATTCACACCAATTACCCTATCAAAAGGCGTAATGCTTGGTAACGATGCTCACGCTCGTTGGATGCGTCGTCTATTCTCTGTGTTGACTCCAAATGCAACCAGCGGAATTGGCGCAGACTTTCGTTGCGATCTAGACATTGCAGTACTTAGCCACCCAAACCCAGCAGCTTATGCTGGATCAGGTGGAACTAGCGCTGTTGATACAGCCTATGATCAGCATGCATCTGTTCGTTTCCGCGTTAACAATGCTTGGATTACTTCTTTATCCTATAGCAATCTTGATGCGGGATCAAACACCCTATTGGTAGAAGAGATCACACTAGTACACGAAGGCTTCGACGTAACCTTTGCTAAGAACTACACTCAATCAGGTTCCGCACAGAAGCTATCTGACACAACAGTAATCTCAGCACTATAAAATAAAGAAAAGGTAAATTAAATGGCTACAGAAACTATCAGCGCATCAAACAACCCTGCACTTGCAAATAAGCTTGTAGCAGAAGCTACTTCTGTTCAGGAGGTAGCGGCCCCAACTCCAAAAGTTGAAGTGCCGCTACCACCTGATACTTTAGTAAATCTTCCTGGAGGATTAACAGATCCTTTTGAAGGAACTATTAATACTGCTGAAATTAGAGAGTTAACTGGATCAGACGAGGAAATCATTGCACGAATTGGAGATCCTGGAAAAGCTCTTTTAACTATTCTTGAAAGGGCTACTGTAAAGATAGGCGACAAGCCTGCTGATAAAGAAACCCTAGATGCTCTTCTTGCCGGAGATAGAGAGTCCCTTCTCTTAGCTATCC